GAAGTATCTGAAAGATTAGCTGACGTTGCAAGAGACATGGGAGCTGTTGCTGGTCGTATGCAAAAAGAATTTTTAATGCCTTTAGTTGAACGTATTGTATTTATATATAGTCAACAAGGTCTTATTGATATACCTAAAATAGATGGTAGAGAAATAAAAATTGTACCTATTTCTCCATTGCTGAGGGCTCAAGACTTGCAAGATGTTGCAGACTTTACAAGATTTAATCAAACACTTGCTGGTACATTTGGACCAGAGATTGGTCCAGCTTTACTGAATCAAGAGCAAGTAGTAAAGTTTTTATCAGAAAAGTTTGGATTAAAACCTGACTTGTTAGCATCACAAGAGCAAGTTCAGAATAATATGGAAACTGCAATGCAGTTAGCTCAAGGTTATATGGGAGGACAAGGTGGGCAAGGATAAAGTAAAAGCAGAGGTAGTAAATTCAGTAGATGGTAGAAAGTACCCTCCAAATGTTGAAGATGATCTTAATAGTAAAGCCAATGCATTATTTGCTGAAGGTATTGGTAAAAAGTTTCTCCAGTATCTTGAAGGTCTTACAACGAACAATGTACATGGTCCAGGATTGGGAATTGAAAGTTTGGCACACTATGAAGGACAAAGATACATTGTGGGAATTATTAAAGCACGAACTGAAATGGGCAAAAAGATCCCAGACCAATCAATTGAAAGGAGAGTCGAGTAATGGCATCAAAACCAACAAATCCAAAGTTATATGCAAGAGCAAAAGCAATAGTTAAAGCTAGGGTAAAGAAATGGCCTTCAGCTTATGCATCAGGTCAAGTGGTGCAACAATATAAAAAAATGGGTGGTGGGTACACTTCAGCATGAGTTTAACTAAATGGTTCAATCAGAAATGGGTAGATATATCTACAAAGAAAGATGGCAAACATCCAAAGTGTGGTCGTTCTAAAGGCGATGGTAGAGGTTACCCAAAATGTGTACCACAGAGAAAGGCAATGATGATGAGTGCTAAAGAAAAGAAACAAGCTACTAATAGAAAAAGAGCTACCAATCCTAGTGGTGGTGGCAAAACACCGACATATGCGAGGACTTAGAAAATGGCAAAGACTCCAGCTTGGCAAAGAAAAGAAGGCAAAAGTCCATCAGGAGGACTCAATGCAAGGGGTCGTGCTAGTCTTAGGCGTCAAGGGAAAAATATCAAACGACCAGTTTCTAGAAAACAAGCGAAGAAAAGTCCAAAGGCAGCTGCTAGAAGAAGGTCGTTCTGTAAAAGAATGATGGGTATGAAAAAGAAGCTAACTAGTAAAAAGGTTGCAAATGATCCAAATAGTCGTATAAATAAATCATTACGAAAATGGGATTGCTAAGGAGGTATCATGAATGAACAAGCAGTTACAGAAAGCAATGAAAGCACCGATCAAGCCGAAATCCAAGAAACAGAGCAAACTACGGAGAAAACTGAATCAGCTGAAAGCAGACCAGAATGGCTTGACGCAAAATTTGAAAATGGAGAAGAACTCCAAATCAGCTACAACAACCTACAACAAAAGTTTCATGAAAGAAGGGATAACCTTCGTAACGAAATTATTAATGAACTTAATGAAGAAAGCCAAGAAGGTGTGCCTGAAAGTGCTGGAGATTATCGTATTCATGCCTCTGCGTTTGGCATGGAAGACCTTGAAGGGGTTGATGACGAAACTATCCAAGCAGTAAAAGATGATCCACAAGTTAACTGGCTTATGGAAAAGGCTCATCAGTTTGGTTTAACGAATGATGAGTTCAATACTGTTATTGCTGAGTTTAGAGAAATGGATCAAACCAAAGGTCCAGACTGGAATGAAGAATCACAGATACTAGGCGAACATGCAGATGCAAGATTAGAAAGAGTGGCTGCTTGGGCAGAATCATCTTTACCTGAAGATGCATATAAAGTTTTTGCTAGTATACCAGCATCAGCTGGCATGGTTCATCTGTTTGAAAACTTAATGGAACTAAATGGTCAACCTAAATTTAATATGGTTAGTGAGACACAGTTTCAAGAAAGAATATCAAAAGAAGATCTTAATGCAGCTATGAAAGATGAAAGATACTGGAAAAATGGTGGAGATCCAGCTTATATAGCAAAAGTAAGAGCTATGTCTAGAGAAGTGGCTAGAGAAAAAGCACAGTAATGTGAATAAACATCTTTTTGTTTTTAATGCATAGTATATATAGTTTGGCTCGTTAAGTGAGATTTGTGGCCCAGGCATGGATAACTACTAATATAATCGAATAAGGCGAATAACCGACTGGAAACTATAACTTTTTAACAAGGAGCTTGTATGGCTAATCCAAGTATAAGCACTTCCTTTATTGAGGAGTTTGAGTCTGGCGTTCATATGGCATATCAACGTATGGGTTCAAAGCTGAGAAATACAGTTAGAACTCGTAATGGTGTCAAGAACAAGACCACATTCCAGAAAATCGGTAAAGGTTTTGCAACAACTAAGGCTAGACATGGAAACATAGCACCAATGAACTTAGCACACACTAATGTATCAGTTACGTTAGAAGACTATTTTGCTGGTGAATGGGTCGATGATCTAGACCAATTAAGAATCAATCATGATGAAATGGTAGTAGCTCAACAATCAGGTGCATATGCATTAGGTCGTAAGACAGACGATCTGATTCTAGCTGCAATGACAACGACTACATCTGCACATGATGAGACTACAAATGGTATAACTTTAGCATGGGCATTAGAACTCATGGAAAAGTTTGGTAATAATAGTGTACCAGATGATGGTAGAAGATTTGTAGCAGTAGGTTGGGAGCAATGGTCTCAACTAATGTCTATTGATCAATTCTCTAGAGCTGAATACATTGGAACAGAGCAACTTCCATTTCCAAGTGGAATGACTGCTAAACAATGGTTAGGTTTTATGTGGTTTCCACACTCTGGATTAACACAGACTAATGGTAGTGGTGCATCTGGCACAACTCATGTTGAGTGTTTTGCTTATCATGCAGATGCAATTGCACATGCTATTGGTGCTGATATATCTTCAAATATGCAGTATCACAACGATAAGGACAGTTACTTTGTAATGAATAAAATGCAAATGAACTCTGTACTTATTGATGCTGAGGGTGTATTTGAACTAGAGCTAAAGAAATAGGGGGTAGATATGGCGTTTATACAATCAGATTTAGCCCTTGTTAGTTACTCTGGTAATGGCTTTCATATATGGCACTATAAGTCAAATGATGCTGCAACAGTAATCGATGGAGCTGGTTATTTTAATAACATGGCAAATGAGATGAATGTTGGAGATATCATCTTTGCAAATACAGACGTAGATGGCACACCTGTTTATGGTATGTTTGTAGTAAATGCAAATGATGGTTCAACAGTTGACGTTGCTAATATAACACAAGTCGGAAGCTCAGATTCAGACTAATGGCAATTAAAGCTAAAAAAAAGAAGGTTGAGGAAGCAAAGGCTCCTCAGCCTACTTCATTAATAAAATTTGGACCTAAGGTTAAATTAGGCAAAAAAGTAAAAACCAATGGCATATCACAGTAAAAAAAAGAAAAAGAAAAAAGTCATTAAAACTATGAACAATAAGAAAAAAGGCTCTTATTAATGGCAGAAGAAAAGAAAAAAAGCACAACGTATAAAGTTGTAAAAAAAGTAGCAGAAATAGGTGAACACTTTGCTAATAATCCAAGTCATATCTTAGGCGCCCAAGCTGCAACTATTGGAACTATGTATGCTGGATATAAATATGACACTAGAAAAAGACCACCAAGGACATTAAGTAATGATCCAAAATTAAGAAATAAAGTTAGAGCAAGATACGATAATAGAATGACTTTTATGAAAGCTAAAGCTGATCAATTATCAAGATCTTCTGTTAATGCTGGATATAATAGAAATTATGAAAAAGTATATCCTGAAAGAGGTAATCAATTTAATAAGTCCTTTCAAACTGGTAAACCAGTAGTTAATAATCCTAACAAACCTAATCCTAAA